ATTTCTTATACCTTTGTATAAGCACTCCTCAGAGTTGAGACCTATTGCCTTTGGTCCAGTTTCTGCTCTAAACAGATAAATCACTTAGATTTAGCTGCCAAGAGAAAAGGACTAAACAAAAAGTTTAATCCCCTCAGCCCTTTTTGGAAAGGATCGCTACTTAGAAATAATCAGCGAATCCAAATTCACCACAGTGTCTAGACGGTGTCCTCCTACAACTCTTCAGTGTAGGACTCTCCGTGACTAGAAGATATGGTTTCAGAGGGGCTCTATTAAATTTAAATAGGTCACTCAAACCAAGGGGGACGGACCCCCAGAGGGGCTGTGAACAGTTATTTAGTAACTGACTCAGTTCCTTTGCTCTTCTTGTCTCTCCATTTGAACAATCAAGATTGTTATCTCTTGATCTCAATGGCGACAACTCCGTGTTTCTTGGATTTCTCAAGGAATTCAAGGATTGATAACGAGTTATCAAACTTGTTCCCCTTCCGATCGATCTTCTCTTTATAAAAGAGACGATCGCGTCGGAATTGGAGAACTTCCTTGTGAATTTCAAGAAGCTCACTAATTGGTGATCCTTCAAAGTCTCCAAGATCTCTCAATGGTTTTCGATAATTCTTTCAATAGAAGGAATTTTCGATTATATCGAGAGCTTCGATTCCTAGAAGTGAAGCAATTTCTGCGTAGACCTTATTAAGGTCAAGTTTATTCATCTCAAGACGAATATCTTTGATCTTATCAATAAGGTATCCACGAGAAAAAGCTTCAAACAATCGAGTAAAGTACTTGAGGCCCTCGGCATCAAACTTTATTTTATTCAGAGGTTTACCCTGGATAAAACGAAGAAAGATATCTTCAAAGGCACCTCGACGGATGTTCCCTATTATTCGACCTCCAATGAACCTGAATGGGTTCTTAGGATCGATTAGTAGATTACATAAATCGTCCAATGGCAACTGACCTCTCTTCACTATGTTGGAAGCTAGGAATACTAAAGTGTATAAATAGCTATCAACATTATTTCATTTCGCCCCCGTAAGAGCTTTTAAAACTCTTAGAGGATGACGTGAAACTTTTCGTGTCAATAGGTCAAAAGCGATTGAAGCACGACCCATAAGGGAATCTAAAGATCTGAATTGACGTCAGCTTAAAGCTGATACCTCTTCAGGTCCTATCGATACTCTTTTGGCGAACTCGACCACCGGTCTTTCTGGAGCTAGCAATGACTTAGAAACATTACATGAAACACCAAGATCGTTTTCCATGATATCAAAATATCTGGAAGCGATCTCAGGATCATAAATGACTATGTCATCACCTAAAACCTCATAATCCTCATTTCAAGTGATTTTCTTTGATTTCTCAAAGGCAATCATCTGAATGATCATATGATGAGTCAGGTTTAGCATAGCTCAAGAAGACAGAGCTCCCATCGGTTGCCCCACAGCGTATCGGATTGGTAATTCCTCCAACCCATAAGGGTTTTTGGGAATTATATAATCACGATCACACAGGAGGTCCGCCCAGGCCTGTCCAAACGAAGTAGCTGTCGTATCCTCTTTTGGGCCTTT